CTTGATATAACTCGCCTACTTGGTTAGCGTAGTTCATACCCATAGTACCAAGCGTGTTAGCCGTAGATTGACCAACACCCGCTAATGATTGGTATGGGTTAAGTGTGCCTGTGCGCTCTGCTTGATAGCGGTTGAAGGCGTTTTGGTATTCTTGCGATGCCATATCCTGACCGTAACGCTGGATGCCTTTAAGCGTACCGCCGGATAGCAAACCACCACGGGCAGCAGCGCTGCGCTCAAGACCTTGCATACCTTCTTTAAGGCGGAACTGATAGCCTGGGTCTTGACCCTTGGCAAACATCTCAGGCGTGTACTCAGCCGTAGCGTATTTGCCAAAGTTTGGGTCATTAACATCACCACTAGTAAGTCTAAACTTTTCACGATCAGGGGCAACAATCCCCGCCCGCGCTGTGTCGTAACCTGCTTGGTCAAAAGTACCGCCAGTGCCTCCTTGGTAAACCGGCATCTGGTCAGATTCGCCGCCGCCACTAGTGTAATAGCCACCACCACCACCACCCGTTGTAAACTGCGACGGATCAAGTCTAGAAAGACTTGCGTTGTAATCAGCAAGTGCTCTGTTATACGCCGTGTCGTCGTATTGTGGTGTGCCGCCAATACCAAGATAAGTCAACAGCCTATTTTGACCTTGCAATCCGCCTTGGCGAAACGGTTCTTGCAGTTCAATGCTTCTTAAAAACTGTTCGTTTTGCAGTTGAGCAGCGCGTTCTGTTGCGTCAGCTTGTGTGTCCGCAGCTTTTCCCGCAGCGCCGGCTGAGATTAAAGAACCGCCAATACTGGCTACTGCCATGCCGCTAATTGGATCAGGCATTATCGAACTCCTTTACATAATCGCTGTATTTTTCGCCGTACAATCGCATGACATCGGCAGCGCATTGGTGCGCAACTGCTACTCCGTGGCATAACCGAACAACAGTTAATACAACATCGTAGTACCCTGCGCGCCAAACAAAAGACACTTCGTCATGTTTGCCTGCGCGTTCTACTTTATCGGACGCTTGCCATTTTAAAATCATATTCGCCACAGCAGACGCTAATTCTTTCTGGTTTGCCAAATAAAACGCATTGGACGGCATAGCTACCAAAGAAGCCCAAATAACAGAATCCAAGTCAGATCGTTGAATCTTATCGTCATCAGCGCAATCATCTAGCAATTGAATTGTCTCGTACAGCATCAACAGCCACTCACCCGCTACAGCAGGCAGTTGTAGCGTAGTCTCAAATGCGCTGCGCAAAGACTCTAAATGACTCATTATGTAATCTCTCGACCCGACACACGAATGTTAACCGCAGAAGCCGTTCCTGCCAAGGTCGAGATGAAGCCACTGGGCATAAGCGCTGCCCCTACCAGCTCAGGAAACGTGTACGTCTCGGATGGCTGCAAGGTCTTGGTTTTGACAATCAAGTTGTCGTTACCGGCTGATCCTGCCGCAGTTACCAAGTTCACACTGATGGTGGCAGCCGAACCGCTATAGTTGGTTGCGGTAAACTTGTCAATCAGCGCAGTCACACCCGACGCAGTATATTGCGTTGTCTGGGCGTTTTCAGCAGTCTTTGCCGGTACAAGTACCTTTACGGTTACGGTCATGTTGATGCTCCTTCGATATTATTTGCAACGGTCAGAATGATAGAGGGTATGGCTGGGACAGGTGCAGCAGCAGCAAAGGCCGCAACTTCAACACTAAGAGTTGAAACCGAAAACATTATTTCAACATAATCCTCTGCGTTTAAATCAAAAAAGTAATTTAACGAGGAAAATATCTCATGGTTATTGCCTTGAATCTGTATATAACTAGCGCTGTTGGCAACATCCACGCCATTAAGCCTAAACCAAATGTAAAAGTTACCTACGCCGCCGCTAGTCTTATCTAGCTGAAACGACATATCGTAGTTGTAAATCCCTGGCGTATCGACGTACACCCGTGAGGTCGGCGTACCAAGGTACACCCCGTTGCTGAGATCAGTCGTGTTAAACGTAATAGCTTTAGCCGTGTTAATGGTTGTAGCTGTCTGCGTGGTGGTGTCGTAAAACGACCCGTACCTTGCCCGTTTTAACTGGGGCGTCACAGGAGGCGATAGCGCTAACCCTTGCACGTCTGTAGCTAAGTTGGCTAACTGCGCCTGTAGCGCCATAAGAGCGCCCTCAGAGCTAAGTTCTGCCGCTTGGATCTGCTTTTGCATCTCTGCAATCTGATCAACAACGCCATCTTGTGCCGGTTGAATGGCAAACTGCGTAATGTTTTTAATGAACTCAAAAACAAAAGAATCTGTTTCAACTGGTCCGAGCTGCAAATCTTCTAAAGACACAGCACTACTGCCTACTTTCTCAAACTGATTGAAAAAGAACCGATACCATTCCCGCGAAATTAGCCCCGTGCGCTCATCTAAGAGCGGCACCCTTGGGGGCATGATTTGGGTAATATCAGGCATTTGTAGGACTCAGTATTAGTTCAGCGCCGACAATAGCGATTTTGACCGGATCAGTACCTGACACTTCGTACACCCGATCCCGCAACTTCAAAGTCATGCCGAGCCTGCGCCAGATCACACGACGTTGGAATACGCCGATTCTACCAAGAGACTTCCAATGCTCGTTAGAGTATGTGTGACCACCATCATCCGACCAGCGCAGCATAACTTCAGGGTTAGCTCCTTCAATAGTTGTAGGTGAAAACATTAAAAAATCACCTGTACTGGTAATGATTTCATCGCCGCTAGTAGTGCTAAAGAACCAATCTAAAGGATCAGCAGGGTCAATACCGTTTAAGCCTACACCCGACTCGCAATCTAACTGCATTGAGTGCTGTGTTGTGCGCTTCAGGTTATTCTGACCCGTAGGCAGCGCACGCCATGAGCGTAGCCACTTCTGGATTTGACCATTGTCAGCGTACACATCCAGATCAAAAGAGTAGATGTTACCGTTCTGGTAGTCACCTACTATGACTTCACCGTTGTACGCCATTTGGCAATTAGAGCGATGGCGGGTAAAGTCACCGTTTACAAACCCTGCGCGCTCATGCCACGCTTGAGTCGCCACATCAAATACCCAAGTCGTATTTGCGCTTGGGAAGATTAGGACGTAAAAAGCGTGACCGTCTTGCTGATAAGTGTAGCCAATGGCATCCGAAATGTCGCCGTACTGCTGGATCTGCCACTCAACTGCGTGAGTACTCATGCGCTTGCCGGTGTAGCCTTCAGCACGGTATACGATACCCTTGCCACGGGCGTCAGAACCGAGCCAGAACAGCCCGTTGTCCAACTTGGCAACAGAGTATGGGGCAGCGCATCCTAGCTCGTTAAACGCGCCTTGGATGCGTACAAAAGGGAAGTCAGACAACCCTGCGTCGTACCAGACCTCAATTGAGTCTGTACCAAAGAGCCACAATTCGCGGTGATCGACAATAAGTGCGACCAGCCCGTCAGACGAGCCTTCAGCACTTGCAAAATCTAGCGGGTCAACTGAGGTGCCATCTAACAGCGCGGTTAAGTAAAACCTTTGCGAGTTAGGCGGGTTAAAGATAAAGTAACCATCAAGATACGCTACCGTCACAGCACCAGGGAAGTCTGGGTCGGTAATCTGAGCAAACACGTTTGTAGATGTGTTAAAAATATAGCCATTAGGGTTTGTGGCAATGAAAATCTGAGTGCCGTTATCTACCATTGACACGGGGCCCGTACCACTTACCGTACCGCGCAGGGTCGCCGCGTAGCTACTATTGATTTCGTAGAATTTGTCACCCGACACAACAAAGGCGCGTGTTGGGTCAGCCTTTAGCACCCACAGCCCACGCACGGGACCGGTACCTATTGTTGCTAAGAACTTTAGCCCAGGCGCACGGTTTAGAAACGCTGGCTCTTTGCCACCCTCTGGAATAACTTCTGGGAACATGTTAACCATGCGGTTATCCGCCGCATTGACGCTGCGGGCTACATACGCCGATCCTAAGATTGGTGTTTTCATATGTTACGCAACCACAGCACCACGGGATCCAACGACCCACCAATCAGTTCCAGCAAACTGGAGAGTTACTGAATCACCAACTGTATTAAATGTGATTGTGGTTGCGCTTCCGAGGTTGGCTGGTGTCAAAATACCAGTATCAAGCAGAGCGGCTTCTGCAACATAAATAATGGTCTTGAGTTGGCCTTGTGCGCCATCTGCAAGCGTCAACGCATCGCCTGTACCTGTAGAAGTAAATGCTGTAGCAAGACTTGTAATATTTACCGCACCAGGACCACTTAATGCCTGAACCGTACCTGATGCACCTGTGCCGCCATTTGCAACTGGTAAAGCACCCGTCACGCCTGTGGTAAGTGGCAAGCCAGTACAAGAGGTAAGCACTCCAGAGGTCGGCGTGCCAAGAAGTGGGGTTACCAAAGTCGGGCTAGTTGCAAATACTAATGCGCCTGTACCTGTTTCGTCCGTTACAGCAGCGAGTAAATTAGCGCTAGAAGGTGTGCTTAAAAATGTAGCAACGCCTGTGCCTAGTGATGTAATTCCTGTTCCGCCTCGCGCTGCGCTAAGTGTGCCAGTAGTGCCAGCAATAATTGGTAAACCCGTACAGCTCGTTAATGTGCCAGATTGAGGTGTTCCAAGAATAGGTGTAGTTAACGTAGCGTTAGTCAACAAGACTGTTCTAGTCATTTGTTTAGTAACGCCGCTTTGCTCTACAGGCAATAGATCAGTTCCAGCCGAAGTGGTGGCTACTGGTAATTGGGGTATGGTTACGTTTGCCATAATTAATCCTAGAAATTACCAGCAAAAATGTTAAAGCGCTGACGCGTTCCAACGATCGAATAAGGAATTGACATAATGTCGTCAGGGTTGTTGATGCGCTTCAAGTTACGCTTAGAGGTCATCGCAACCCGCATGACTGTGGGCGATGGCTCAACACCAAACTCAGGGGCTAACTCACACGCCAAGCAGTAGCGAAACGCCCGCAGATAGCCTGGTGGGAACGCTAGGTTTGTCGCTAAGTTAGCAGGGTTTGTTAACTCTTCCACTGACACAATGTGGAACTCCAGCACCTTAGTAGGCACCGGATAGATCGTCAATGTAATGTCTGGGTAAGTCATGTTGACCCACATGACTTGCGGGTAAGTCGAGGTCACGGTCTTGACTGCAATACCGTTGTATTGCTGTTGATTGATTAGTTTAAGACCGTAGGAGATACCAGACGCAGGGTCTTTAAAGTATGTTGAGTCTTCAACCAAAATCGGGCGGTTGCCCACAAAGTTACCTGTGGGTCCCAGTGTGCGTTCGTAGAAGCCTGGAGGCCAGCTAAATACTTGGTCTTGGGTCGAGAATACGGCTAAACGCTCAGTATTCCAACTGTCGATCATTTGATTCAGCGCAACAAGTGCGTCTTGCGATGTCGCTGCTGACGGAGTCTCACCTTCAGCCAACACGCCGAGTAAGCGCAAAGCGCCGTTAATCTGGTCATTGGCTGTTGTTGCCATGGTTACTCCGTAGTTTTACGACGACGTTTTAGCGTATTAACTGGCTCCGCTACTTCAACTTCAGGCGTATCGGGATTGTACCGCACCCAGCCATTTGTTTCATCATATTCGGCTTCCAGACTCATGGTGGCGATCTTAGTACCATGAACTGGGTGTTTAAGATAGATTTGCATTTTCGGTTGGCTCGTCTAATTTCTTTATAAGCAACGTATATGCTGAAATAGTAGCTTGAGCCTGAACCAAGAAGACTTGCGCCTTCTGTGATTCAGCCTCTAAGTCAGAGATTTCAGACAGCAAAAACTCTTTTGTAATTATCATATTAGGCGATTGTAGAAACCATAATATAGTAAGTTACACCACCGCTAGTCACAGGAATAGTGTGCGATACAACAGGGGATCCTACTTTTGCACGAAATACGCCATCTACAGCTACAGCGGGTAATGCTGCAAAGTTACCGAGTGTGCCAGTGCCAGAGTTGGTCACGCGCAAGAAAGATGCGTTAGACCAAGTGCCGCCAGAAGCAATATCGGAATCAAGTTGCAACGCAGCAAGTGTGCCGCCTGGGTTAGTAGACGAACCACCAATAGTTGCGCGTAAAGCGTTAGCCGCACCACTAATTGTGCCACCAGTGTTAACTGCGCAGCTAATGTGAGCGCCGTTAATAGTTCCAGCAGTAGCACCGTTAGCACCAGTTACACGGGTCAAGAAACGTGCAGTTTCGCCTGAACCTGTGGAGGTAAAGGTTAAACGGCTAAAGTTAAGACGGGTGTCGCCTGAAGCGGCTGAGGTTGTCGCATAAGCACCATTTAATACGCCTGAAGTATTAATTTCAATAGGCTCATTAGAGGTACCAACTTGTACAGAATCAAGCAAAGGATCAGCGTATGCTACGCCAATCGGTTTATTATTTGCCATGTTAAAACTCCTTTATCAATTCCAAAAAAAGTTAAACCCCGCCCCAAAGGACGGGGTTGTTACATTAGCTAATGCGATATGCAGTCCAAGTCGTGTCGCTAGTCTTACGCGCACGGAAATGAGCCGAAGTATTAACAGTCACCGCAGCAACACCAACGATAGACCAACCAGTGCCAACAGCCAAAGTGACTGTATCAGAACCAGCAGCATCAATGTTGATAACAAAGAAGTCAAATGCAGAATTGACTTTTTGTGCGCTAGGCATACCTGCTTCTAACAAAGCAACTGTTGGCAATGTTAGGTTGCCAGCGGTGCCGTCAAAAGTAAACAGACCATTTTGGAGTTGTGCAGCCGTTGCGGTTGCGGCTGCTGTCAATGCAAGAGGCGCGCCTTGAAAGAACATAATTGCTTCGTCAGTTGCGCCTGCGCCGACCTGATAACCGCCTGTGCCATTAGAAAGTGCCATGATAAATTTCCTTTAAATAAGTTACGAATGGGGGCCGAAGCCCCCACTGATTTAGCCCCAGAGACGGACGGCAGTGACGGGACGGATGGCGTTGTAGCCATACAGCACGTCAATACGGCAAGGGAGACGGTCGTTGTTGATGTCGTACTGACGCACGATACGCAACGAAATACCGTTATGGACTTGGCGCGAAGCCATATCCACGCCCTGTGGCAACAACAAGTCAGCCGTAGCAAAGCTAATGGCATCTTTGTGGTAGATCAGGTTCTGTGGGTAGCTAACAGTAGCCGAACCAACCATCGTCACAACAGCACCGGCTTGTGGGAAAGAGAACACAGTAGCCAATGCGTTGCTGGCTGTGTACAGAGCGGGGCTGATGTCCAGAGTAGCTGTCGAAGAACCAGTTACCGCAGCAGTCACAACAAACTGTTGCAAGCTACCTGTCGATTGACGTGTCTGTGGGTTAACAGCGAACACACCAGCGATGGTAAATACGTCGCCCACGTTCCATGTCTTGCTCGAACCGGTGAAGCTGATTGGCAGAGTGGCTTGACCTTGAGTTGCGACGGTGGACGTCACAGTGATGGCAGTGCCCCAATCGCCGTTCGTGTGGTTGCTGATTGACTGAGACATATTGATCTCGTCCAGACCCAAAATGCCTTCACCCATCATGCCGTTTTTGAACTGTCGGCTGATAGTGCCGGTTGGGTTAAACAGACCTTTCATGCCTTCAACCAGACCGGCGTTGGCAGCGGGGTTAACCGTTGCGTAGCGCTGATCCATCGGAGTGGCAAATTCGTTGAGCTTCTGGTTGGCTTGCAACAGAACCAAGGAAGTCGCAGGCGTAGTGCCTGGTGAGCCGACTGTGTTGTAGATGCCTTTGTACGAAGTCGCAACGTCGGCGTCAACCGAAGATGCCAACTGCGAAACGCGAGGCTTCAAGACACGCTCTGCGAAGTCGTCCAATTGCATTGTAAGTTCGGCAGACGTAAAGTTCACGCCGATATGCTTTTGGCTGGACACAGTCAGCGTTGTGAACTGTTCGTTGTCTGCCTGAACTTGCAGGGCAGCACCGTCAGTTACCAGCGCACGATCGGGCAGGCGGATACGGAGAGTTGAGCCAATCTTGGCGCCTTCAACAGCGAAGGAGTCGTCGTACTGGCGGTTTACGTTACGTGTGAGTACCAGATTGTTCTCGAGGATTTCGAGAGACTTACGGGTAATCATGTCAATGGTAAGAAGGCTATTAGCCATGATAATTTCCTAAAAGTAAGTTAGCGGTTGCGTAGCGCTTCATGCTTTTTAACCTGACGTTGCCGTTCAGCTTCGATCCAATCTGAGGTGCTCATTGTTTTAATTGAGCGTGGGTCAGTCGTATCGTATGCGGGCGTACCCGAGCTTCTGGCATTGAGAGGACTAATAGGCGTTGGCGCGTTAGATGTTTTCTTAACTGGCGGATCAGAGGCTAATTTAGCTTCCAACTTACCAATTTCCTTAGCCTGCAAGATTGGCGATAAGCGGGCGATGCGTTCAGCTTCTTTCGGATTAGCGCCTAAGTGGTAAGCCACTTCGGGGCCAATATCAGATGCTTGAATCGACTGAGCCATCACATCAGTAATTGGAAGGTTTGGGTTATAAGCGACTTGCTCGAAGTCGTCATACTTCTCCCGTGCCTTTTCCTCTCTGTCGTGATACGACTCTAGGAGTTCCGTCCTTTGCTTTTGCTGCTCTCGTTGTGCCAAAAGTTGTTCGGCTTTCTGCGCTGCTAGTGCTTCTACATACGCATCGGTCGATTCAAACTGTTCTGGCGCTACAGGAGTAGCTGGCTGCACAGGTGGTTGCGCTCGTTGAGCCTGCTCTCTTTCCCACTTACGTTGCTCTCTTGCGAGCCGTTTTCCAATGGCTGCGTCCAGTTCTTCCTGACTAAAGGTCTTGGCTGGCTGCTGGTCTTGGTCTACTTCCGGCGTTTG